ATATTAGAGAGCATATACTAAAAGGTGATAGAAGCGATGGCATACCCAATGTTCTATCAGACGACAATGTTTTTATCGAAGGTAGAAGACAAAGACCTTTGAGTAAAAAGAAGATAGAGGCATGGTGTAATGAGATTGTACCTACCTTTAATGAAGAAGAACAAAAGAACTACGATAGAAATAAAACATTAATAGATTTAAATTGTGTTCCTAAAGAATTAGAAGACAAGATAAATCGTGAGTTTGATAATTTTGAAGTGGCGACTAGAGATAAAATACTAGGTTACTTTATAAACAAAAAACTTAAAACTTTAATCGAGTCAATAGATGAATTTTAAGACTCGAAAGAACTGTTAAGGAGAAAAAAATGGTTATAATTAGAAGAAATCCAGATGGATCAATTGCAAATCCAGACATGGTAAAACAACAAATGGATCAACAAAATGAACAAGTTGCTCCACAAAGAACATCACACCCAGCATTGGCAAGTAAAAGAGGTATGCAAGCACTACAAAACGCAGGTAGAGCTGTGCCACCTTTAATGAGTGAGATTGCTACAAAGGTTAATAATGCAAAAGATAAACCTAGAAAATTAAAAGTATTGCAAGATCACGATTCAATACCTTTAAGACAGGTTTTAAAAGGTGCATTTGATCCTAGTATAGAATGGTTATTACCGAAAGGTGATGTACCATATACAGTTAATGACGCTCCGATAGGTACAGATCATACCATATTGAGTCAAGAGGCAAAAAGATTATATCTTTTTACAAAAGGTGGTGATAATACTTTATCACAAAACAAAAGAGAAATGACATTTGTTCAAATGCTAGAGGGTCTATCTGCCGAAGAAGCAGAATTCCTAGTAGCAGTTGTAAATAAAAAAGTAAATAATAAGTACAAAGGTTTTACAGCGAATCTAGTTAAAGAAGCATTTAACTGGAACGATAATTTTATGAAAAACTAATCTTTGTTCACGTTTTGTTCTCATTTAAAAACCCTTATATTTCAAAAGTGTTGATTTATAAGGGTTTTTTTATTTAATTAGTGCTTGACTTTTGAGCTGTTTTCCGATAAGCTAATTAGTATATGATAAACAAAAACACAACAAATAATAATATGACGATTGTAAGAAACATTGCTTATAGTCAAATTAATAAGATCAACAAAAAGATCAAAGAAGAAATAGAAGTTGATAATGTTCTTTTAAAGAGAATAGATATTAATATGAAGAATGCTATTAATAAAATTATCAATGACTACAAATTAGGAAAACAATATGTTTGATCTAACACACGGACTTATGTTTTCTATTGGCTCTATGACTTTAATCATATCGATTTTAGTCATATTCAACCTTATAGTAAATACATTTAAGAAAGAAGAAAAAGAACTAAACGAAGCACAAAAATCAATACAAAGATTACACGATAAAGGACAATAAATATATTATGAAACTAAATGCTAAACAAAAAGAATTACTAAAAGAGTTAGTAAAAGGTAAGGGTCAATTTAAGACACCTACAATACCTAAAGATCACAGCGAAAAGAACCTAGAGAATATTGTACAATTATATCTAAAAGGTTTGTTATCGTTTGAAAGAAAATACGATATAGAATATGTTGGACCATCTAACGAACACATGGTTAGATTTAAATGGTACATAGTTACCATGGATAAAAAGAAAACAATTAAAGATATTAAATCTGTAATCAAGGAGGGTTATGCCAAATAGACAACAATGGCAAAAGTTATTAGATAAGACTTGGTTTTACAGTAAAGTTATTCTTGCTTTATGTATATTTGGTTTAATTGCTTACGCTTGGGGTACTTACAATCCTAATAAGTCAGCAATCTCAAAAGTAAACGCTGAACTTGACAAGTATTATGTAAATCAAATTACTGAAATGGGTTTACAAGAACCTGAATTTACATTTGTTAATGATACTCAATTTATTAGGGCAATGCATAAGTGTATTAACTATATTAATTTTACTACACCTAAACATTTAAGAGTGCCTTATGAAATGATTATAGGTCAGGCAGCGTTAGAGTCTGGCTGGGGTACAAGTAGATTTGCAACCGAAGGTAATAATCTATTTGGTATTAGAACATGGAAAGAAGATGTTGCACATTTATTACCACAAGGTGTTGAGAAATGGCCTGGGTGGGGTGTGAAAGTATTTGCTAGTAAATGTGATAGTGTAAAATACTATATCGATTTATTAAACAATCACTCAGCATATGAGAAGTTTAGAGAATTAAGAAAAACTACAAATGACTCTATGAAATTGATTAAGACACTTGATAAATTTTCTACTACAAAAGATTACGATCAAAGAGTTATAAGAATGATTAAGAAAATAAGAAAACTAGAGGAGAAATAATGGCAGATACAATGAAAGATATGATAGCAGTAAGAAGAATATTAAGTGCTGAGAGAGCGTGTAAGAACGCTTTAACAGATTGGGGAAAGAACTTTTGGTATAACACATTTAAAAAATTGTGTAAGAAGTATGATAAAATGACATACTTCAACCAAGTTAGAGGTGATTAATGAATGATGGACGATAAGGACATAGAGGATTATCATAATTTGATTGACAGTTTAACAAAGAAAACATATCAACCATTACCTAATAGTTTATATATAGGTGATAGTAAGATACACGGTCAAGGCTTAATTGCTAAAGAGAATATTGCTGAAGGAACAGATTTAGGTGTAAGTCATTATAGAAAAGGTGACGAAGTAATTAGAACACCACTTGGTGGTTTTGTAAATCATAGTGAAGAACCTAATATGATTAGAAAACAAATTAGAATAGAACCTTATTGGGATAAATGGACTATAATCACAACAAAAGATATTAAAAAAGGTGAAGAATTGACACTTAAATACACAATGTATAGGGTTGACAACGCTGACTAGATGTGTTATAATAAAATTATGAAAGAAATAAAAAAGATAGTTTTAGGAATTATTGCTGTAGGTGGTTTCATATCTCTTTTAGCAATAACTTTAAATTTATTACAAGGTACACTATGATAAATTACTTAATAAAAATAATAGATTTTAAGATATCAGTATTAAATAAAATGAAAAGGTGTCTTACAGGTGAGGCAAAGATGGATAAGAATTATAAAAGATGGAGAAAAGGCGTCAAAGAATGGGTAAAAAATAGATGAATATATTTTATTTACATAAAGACCCTAAAGTTTGTGCCGAACAACACCTAGATAAGCATGTGGTCAAAATGCTTATCGAGTATGCTCAACTAATGTCAACTGCCCATAGAATGCTTGACGGTGTTAAGTATATTGCTAAATCAAAGACAGGTAGAAAAGTTACCAGATACAGATTAGAGAATGAGAATGAAGAAGCAACTATCTACAAGGCTTGTCATTTACATCACCCGAGTGCAGTATGGGTACGAAACAATGCTTATAACTATCAATGGTTATATCAGATGTGGTCACACTTACATGATGAATTTAAATTGAGATATAACAAAGATCATAAGTCATATACATTACTAAAAGACCTATTGAGAAATCCACCTAAAAATATTCCCCTAAATATTCCTTTTAATCAACCGACACAAGCAATGCCTGATGATGTAAAGCATGAAGATAGTATTACTGCTTATAGAGATTACTATGTTAAATACAAGAAGGATTTTGCTACATGGAAAACAAGTATTCCAGAATGGTATAGTGAGGGAATAAATGCCAACTTATAGATTTTATAATAAGAGAACTAAAAAAGAATATACAGACCTAATGTCTATTTCTGAAATGGAAGAGTTTATTCAAAAGAAACATATTACATTATTACCACCTACACAATTAAACATAGTATCAAGTACAGGATCAATAGATAGTAAAACTGATAATGGTTGGAAAGAAGTATTGTCAAAAGTATCTGAAGCTCACCCAGCGAGTAATTTAGCAGCACAATACGGCAAAAAGTCAGTAAAAGATACACAAATTGATAAGGTAATAAAGACACATAGAGCAAAGAAGGCAGGTAAGAAAGTATAAATAGTACTATGGCAGATTTCGATTTTTTAGACGGATTTGACGCTGATGGCGATTGGGGTTTTACCTCGGTTAAACAAAAACCAGCGACAGAAAGTAAGGCAGAGTCAGAAGCTACAAAAGAAGTTGTTAAGACGACAGCTGATAATGTAGGTAAGGCGGTGTCAAGCGAGATCATCAATAGACTAGAAAGTAAACTAGATAAATTATTAAGAGCGACTAATGAAACAAAAGAAACAGTTGTCGCTAAGAACGAAACAGAATTAGAGATTGCTAAGAAACAGATGGATGATGAATACGATTTGAGAAAAGATAATCTAGGTAAAGAATACAAAGACAATTACAGAAAACTAGAAAAACTTATCATACCTCTATTAATTAAATTAGCAAAATCACCCGAGGCCTACATTCACTGGCCGAACAGAGCAGAAGTAATTGAATCTCAATTGAAGAAGATCATTGCTATAACTCGTGGAAAATAATCAACAAAGGATATCAAATGAAACTAAGCAAGAACTTTAGCTTAAAAGAAATGACTGCTAGTCA